GTGACGGATAAAGCACCTGGACCTATCCCATTTCTGCACACTGTTGATGCTGATATGATCGCTTACCGGCAGGGTAAGACACGTAAAGGTTCATACGCTGCTTATATGGATGTATCACATCCTGATATTATGGAATTCCTAAACATGCGTATCCCTACGGGTGATGTGCAACGTAAGGCATTAAACCTACATAACGCGATTAATATTACCGATGCGTTTATGTCTGCTGTTACAAAGAATGAGCAGTGGGACTTAAAGGATCCAGCATCCGGTGTTGTAAGTGAAACCGTATCTGCCCGTAAGTTATGGGAACGTATTATCGAAGTTCGTTTCCGCACGGGTGAGCCGTACTTAAACTTTATTGATCGCGCAAATGAATTCCTACCACAACCACTAAAAGATAAAGGTCTTAAAATTAATGGTTCAAATCTTTGTAATGAAATTCATTTACCAACCAGTGCAGATCGCACTGCTGTTTGTTGCCTCTCATCTCTTAACTTGGAGTACTATGAGGATTGGAAAAATACTACCATTGTTGAGGATATCATTACTATGCTCGACAATGTCCTTGAGTATTTTATTGAAAATGCACCAAATGAAATTAGCCGAGCCAAGTACTCAGCCGAACGTGAAAGATCAATTGGTCTAGGTGCGATGGGTTTCCACTCATTACTGCAGAAGCAGAATGTGGCATGGGAATCAGAATTGGCACGGGAGATTAATCATGTTGTATTTAAGAATATTAACACAAAGGCAGTTGCACAAACTCAACGATTGGCTTTGGAGAGAGGTGAATATCTCGATGGCATCGGCTCTGGTCGTCGGAATAGCCACTTGCTTGCAATTGCTCCTAATGCTTCTAGTGGTGTTATTCTTGCTACAAGTCCTTCCATTGAGCCTCTAAAAGCCAATGCATATACACATCGTACCCGTGCTGGTTCATTCTTGGTTAAAAACGTTTACCTGCAAGAAGTACTGACTCGGCATGGTATTAATAATGAATCGACTTGGACGTCTATTATCACCAACCGTGGTTCTGTGCAACACTTGCCAAACCTAACCGAGGGTGAAAAGGCTATCTTTAAAACTGCACAAGAGTTGGATCAAAATTGGGTTGTCCAACACGCAGCCGATCGCCAGCAATATATATGTCAAGGTCAATCGGTTAATTTGTTCTTCCCCTCTGGTGTTGAGAAGTCCTATGTGAATAAAGTACACCTTAAGGCTTGGAAAGAAGGACTGAAAGGTCTATATTACTTGCGTACAGAGTCAAAGGCTCGTGCGGAGAATGTGTCCGAAAAAGTAGAACGTGTTGCCCTACAGGATGATAATCGTTCTATTGTATATGGTAAAAGCAATTGCCCTTGGTGTGCTCGTGCTAAAGAAGAGTTAGAATTGCGCGGCATGCCCTTTGATTATATTGACCTAGAAGAAATAGGTAAAACTGCCAAGGAAGTTACTGGCCGTGATGTGAAAACGGTACCACAGATTTATGTTGAAGGCAAATACATCGGCGGTTATGAGTCGCTTATGGAACACCTCGAGTCTGGTGCGAGTATAGAATTAGAAGAAGATAACGAATGCCGAGCCTGCGAAGGTTGATCACACACAATAAGAAAGAAACAATGTCACTATTTAAACTATCAACAACATACAAGCCGTTCCAATATCCTTGGGCGGTAGAATTAGCAAAGAAACATGAAGAAGTCCATTGGGTTGAAGATGAAGCAGAATTATCAGAGGATGTGCAGGACTGGCGCACTAAACTTACTGCTGATGAAAAGGAATTTATCACACAGGTTTTACGTCTGTTTACTCAGTCCGATGTCCAGGTGGGTGAGAACTACCATGAGTTTCTCATTCCCAAGTTTAAGAATAATGAAGTTCGAAACATGCTTTCGTCCTTCGCTGCAAGAGAAACAGTACATCAAAGAGCCTACGCTCTATTAAATGACACACTCGGTATGGGTGATGAAGAATACTTTAAGTTCATGGAATATAAAGCCATGGCCGACAAGATTGAATTCATGAAAGAAGGTAAGACAAACTCTCAGTCTGATTTGGCTCTTGTCTTGGCACAGTCCGTCTTTAATGAAGGTATGTCATTGTTCTCATCATTCGTAATGTTGTTGAATTTCCAACGTTTCGGTAAGATGAAAGGTATGGGCACTATTGTAGAGTGGTCAATCCGTGATGAGACGATCCACGTACAGGGCAACGCGAAGTTGTTCCGTACCCTATGTGATGAGCATCCAAAGATTGTAAATGATGAATTAAAATCAAAGATCTATGAAATGGCAAAAACTGCCGTTACATTGGAAGATAAGTTTATTCAACTAGCATTCAATGGTAGTGATGTGCAAGGTCTAAGTCGTGATGATGTAAAACTATACGTCCGTCATATTGCAGACCGTCGGTTGTTACAGCTTGGTTTAAAACCAAAATTTAAAGTAAAAGATAATCCACTACCATGGCTGGATTGGGTATTAAATGGCGCGTCACATGATAACTTCTTTGAAAAACGTGTCACAGAATACTCAGTAACCGGAATGGAAGGAGATTGGGGCTGGGAGGAAGCTGCATGAAAGAATACAGAATAGAGTGCGAAGAGTGTGATAACGTCACCACTGTATTATCACAGTATACGGTGGATGAACCGGAATTTTGTCCTATGTGTGGGCGTAGACAAGATGTGGAAGAAATAGAAGAGGATACAGATTACGATGATAGTTGACCTTCTTGTTTGGGCCTTTGTGGTGTACATACTCCTTAAGCTGGGTGCTTTTTTTCAACGGATCAGTGATACTGCAGATGCAGATTTAGATGAGGAAGATGACAATGAAGACCCACAGGATGTTATAGCTATGATTGACTATATTGATGGTATCATGTACGCATGGGATGGGAATAAATTTTTAGGTCAAGGTGTAACAATGGATATTCTGGAGGAACATATGAAATCCAGAATACCAGAGTTATACGATACTGATGTAAGAGTTCAATTGATGACAGAGAATACTGAGTTAATTGCTAAATACAAACTAACTCCAATTTAAGCTTGAAATATATAGTTCCATGTGGCTATATAATAATCAAGAATTCAAGGAAACACCAGAAGAATTTCAAGGCTTCGTGTATTGCATAACAGAACTAAATACTGGTATGATGTACATCGGCAAGAAATTCTTTTGGAAACCTAAAGTGCTTCCCGTTAATAAGACGAGGAAACGTAGAGTCCGAACCAGAGTAGAATCTGATTGGCGAAACTACTACGGCTCGAATAAGTTTTTAAGACAACTTATTGAGGCAAATGGCAAAGATAACTATAAACGAGACATTCTTAGGATGTGTAGATCCAAGGGTGAGTGTTCGTATTACGAAGCAAAGCTTCAGTTTGAATATGATGTGCTATTGAGCTCTAAGTATTATAATGAGTTCATTGGTTGTAAGATCAATGCCTCGCACTTGAAAAACACAAGTGCAGAAGATGACACATTAGTATAACATTAGCACCCATAGTGTACCATTAGTAATACTTTTTAATTATGCAAATAGTTGTTTACATCCGGACCAGAACGTGATATAATTTATATACTTACCCGGAGGAAATAGGTATACCATGATTATTTTTGACTACAACGCAATTGCCCTGGCCTCAATTTTGGCCAATAAGACTGTTGAACCAGACTTGGCTCGGCATATGATTCTAAACACAATTAGAATGTATCGCCAGAAATTCCCTAAAAAAGACTATGGTGATACCATCATCGCCTGTGATGCATCAGGCAATTGGCGCAAAGACGTCTATCCTCAGTACAAGGCAAACCGTAAAAAGAGTCGTGATGCATCCACATTCGATTGGGATGCGGCATTTGAAATCCTTAATGAAGTGCGTGAGGATATTCGTAATAATTTCCCATATAAACTAATTCAAATCAATGGCTGTGAGGCTGATGACATTATTGGTGTTCTTGCATATAACACACAAGAGTTCGGTCAATTTGAAAATGTTGTTATCATCTCCAATGATCATGACTTTGCTCAACTACAGGTTATGGATAATGTTAAACAGTTCGGTCCATTAAAGAAGAAGTTTATTGTAGAGAAGAATCCCAAGCTTAAATTGCTCACCCATATTCTTAAGGGTGATTCTGGTGATGGTGTACCTAATGTATTATCGGGTGACAATGTATTCGTTGAAGGCGTACGCCAGACACCCGTGAGCCAAAAGAAATTGGACGATATGATAGCTATCCTTGCCGATAACAATCAATCGCTTGAGAACGTCACCTGGTTCCGTAACTACCAACGCAACCAACGGTTGGTGGATTTAAAATATACACCCGAACACTTACGGAAAGAAATTTTAAATATATTTGAAAAAGAGCCAATCGGTAAGGGCTCGTTAGTCTTACCGTATCTTATAAATAAAAAATGTAAGATGTTAATTGAATGTGCAGCGGAGTTTATGTAAAATGGCAAGAACATTATTGGTCCATGAGGTGATTGAACTTGTGGAGAAGCAAAAAACAAAGACAGATAAAGTAAAAGTGCTTAAGGAAAATGAAACCTGGGCGCTAAAGGACATTATCAGGGGCTCAATGGATTCTACACTGGCGTGGAATTTACCTGTTGGAGAGCCGCCCTATACAGCAAGTCGACCAGAGAGTACTGCTACAACTCTATTAAGAGAAAATGAGAAGTTTAAATACTTCGTCAAAGGTGGCCCAGGTACTAAACTTCCTGCTGTAAAAAGAGAACAGATTTTCATTGGAATGCTTGAAGGCATACATCCAAATGATGCAAGATTAGTCATTGATATGATTAATAAAAAACCCCCAAAAGGATTGACTCGACCGGTAGTAAAGGAGGCGTTTCCAGGTCTACTTCGTGATGCTTAATTTTTAACAATTAACAGGAGACCAATACATATGGTATTGAATCAAATCGAACGTTTAAGAAAAGATTCTCAAGAACTCGGCATTTATGCCAAAAGATTAGAAAAGAGAGGAGACATTGAAAAAATGCAACGAATACTGCAAAAACAAGAGTTCTTAAATAAACGAATTGATGCTCAACTTCACTAGGGTCTAAAATAGGAGTTTACAAGCCTCATGTTTTATGGTATAATACTACTATACAACTGAGGCTTTTTATATTATGAATATCTTTATACTTGACAACTCACCAGTCGTTGCAGCACAATTGCAATGTGATAAACACGTTGTAAAAATGATTGTGGAATCTGCACAAATGCTTTCAACAGCACATCGTATGATAGATGGTATCCAGTCATTTGGTCCATCAAAATCAGGCAAACGAATCGTAGCGCACTATCGCCACCCAGACACGGATATGGACAATACATTATACAAAGTAGTCCATGCCTCGCACCCCTGTACCAAATGGACCATGCTGAGTGCCTGTAACTACGAGTGGCACTACCAACACTTTATTGCCCTGTGTGATGAGTACCGGTATAGATACAATAGACAACATAGTACAGATGCGTTATTACGGACAAAGTTAAAGCAACATCCAGTAAATATACCTAAAAAAGCTTTAACGTTATTCCCTCTTGCTATGAAGTCAAACCCAGAGTGCATGTTCGAAGATGACCCAGTAAAGTCATATCGCATGTTTTATCAGACAAAACAAGATCGATTTAAAATGGCTTGGTCTAAACGTAATGTTCCGGAGTGGTTTCATGCCAACGTACACAATTAAAGATATTAAAACTAATAAAGAATGGGACATCAGATGTTCGTATGATGACCTTCAGAAACAATTAAATGAGGACCCCAACGTCATACGAGTTGTTGATGCGCCAACACTGGTCACGGGTGCTAAATCCACACTGCGACAAGCAGGTGGTGAGTGGAAAGATTTATTAGGTGCTATTAAGAAAAATTCAGGCAGAGGAAACACTATTAATGACTAGCGCTAAGGTAAAAGACACAGACTTGACTCAAGTCAACCCTATTACAAAAAACCAACAAAAAGCATTTGATGTATGGGATGATGGTGATAACTTGGTCCTTGCAGGTTCAGCAGGAACTGGTAAAACGTTTATGGCAATGTATCTTGCACTAGAAGAGATACTAGATAAATCTACAGGTTATGATAAAATTGTTCTACTACGTTCAGTAGTTCCTGTGCGTGACATGGGTTTCTTGCCTGGCACCATAGAGGAAAAGAAAGCAGCATATGAGATTCCTTATAAAGGTATCTGCGATGAGCTATTTAAGGAACCTGCTGCTTATGCCAAATTAAAGAATAATAAACAAATTGATTTTGAAACAACCTCGTTCATCCGAGGTACCACATTCCACCGAACCATTATCATCGTAGATGAGATGCAGAACCTAAACTTCCATGAATTGGATTCTGTAATGACACGTGTGGGTAACCATTGTCGGATTATTTTCTGCGGAGACTATCTTCAGTCAGACTTTACTCACGACAACGAAAAAGACGGCGTTATGAAATTCCTT